GGCCGATCCGAATTATGCAAAGCTCACGTCCATGCATTTCCATGCCTGGAAGTCAGGGTTGAAGACAGGTTGTTACTATCTACGGACAAAGGCACCGGTTATGGCGCAGAAGTTTACAGTTGATCCGCGACTCTTGGCGGCGGTGACGAGTGGTGGAGCTGCAGATGCAGATGAGGATGAGGATGATAATTTGTCAATTAGCAGTGAGGACTCAGATGCAGATGCAGATGCAGACGAGGAAACTCCTGCTGCTCGCAAGGCACGTGAGCGTCGCGAGTTGACTGATCGATTGGCTGCCGAGTATCAAGCCGAACAGGCAGCTGCGGCCACGGACGAGGGTTGTTTAATGTGTGGAAGCTAGTTAGATGGGGGATACAGGAGATAATCCTATTTTTAAAATGATAGACAATTTAAAAGATGTTATCCGGAAAACACCAATCGACTTACTACAGGAAAGAATTTATACCTCTGTATCGAATGGTTGTATTTTACTCACTGCTTACAAAATCGAGAAAGGTGCAAAAGGGTGGTCTTCACATCTTCACAATGATTTAAATGAGCCAATGCTAAATTCCAAGGAACAGATGATAGTCGAAGATGCATTTTCTAAGGCTCCGTGGATTCTTGAATTTTTAAATAGTGATTATAAGTCTGGGCAAAAAGGTGGTGATCCAGATGCAAGTGCACCAGAACCAAGTGCACCAGACGCCGAAGAAGTTCCCATTGAAGAAGTACCAGTTGAAGAAGTTACAGCTGAAGAAGTTGAAGTACAAAAGCCTGAGAAACGAAGATTCTTAAATAAGACCCGCAAATTTCTTGGTCGTGGAGTAAATAGTCTAGGCACAGGTCTTAAATCTGTAGGAAGATCAACTGCGCGTATAGGAAGGAAGGCATATAATGCAGTTGGTGCGCCTGTAGTAAGTGGTGCTCTTGGTGTTGGAAAGGGTGTATATGGAATGGGTAAAAATGTGGTAACACTGCCTGTTAAGATGGTTCAGGGCGCAAAAGAAAGAGGCTTAGTTGGTGCTATTGCACCTGTAGCACAATTGCCAGGTCGTCTTGTAAGACGTGCTGTTACAGGGGTAGCTGCGCCTGTAGTTGGGGCAGCAGCTGGTCTTACAAAGGGGTTAGTAAAAGGGGTTGTTGCACCTGTGGTGGGAACAACGGCTGGTATTGTAGGAGAAGTGGGAAAGGGATTCGTTAATCCTATAAGTGGTTCTTCTGCATCTCCCGTGCCTCCTTCTCCTGCTTCTGCATCTCCTGATTCTTCTGCATCTCCTGATTCTTCTGCATCTCCTGCGTTCCCTGCGCCTCCTGCATCTCCTGATTCTTCTGCATCTCCTGCCTCTCCTGCTGCCTCTTTGCTACCCCAAGCTTCGTCAATATTTGGAGGATTAGGAAAAGGGTTATCTGGAAAGGGCGCATCACTAGGAAGTATTCCAGGTCTTGGAAAGGGATTCTCAGGACTTGGAGAAGGATTACTTGGAAAGGGATTGTCTGGAGCTGCAGGTGCTGCAGGCAAAGGCATTGGAAGCATTGGAGGCATTGGAGGCATTGGAGGCATAACAAAGACTAGTCCAGCATTTACAAGTTTAATTAGCAATCTTGTATCAGCTACACAACGCACTGAAACTGATATATCATTTGATCTTGCATTTGAAAAATTAATGAAAAAGATGAGTGAAATGGATACATACTGGGGGAAATTTGCATATGAAATGCCTGGTATAGCAAACTTAACAAATGATGATTTAGATATTACTATATTTGCCCCTCCTTTTATAGATTTTCCTATAAAAATATTGTTAAATTTTAAAATGATTCTTACCTTTATTATAACATTCTTAGATTCAATTCGTTTGAGCGCAGGTTATATGGGGGTTTCTTCCCCTCTTCTAACACTTATCGTATTATTAGAAGAAATAATAACAGGTCAATGGCGTCAAGCCATTTTTACATCTCTTGCCTTTATATCTCCATCTGGCGGTGCAATAGGAGTTATTTTTAAATATATTATTAATGCGACTATGTTAATAAATCCAGATATACGTACTGATATTGCAAAAAATATGTATAAAGGTACTAAGAGTTTATTTATTGGATTTTTATTATGGGCAGCAACAACTTTTACACCAAACAAGATTCTTAAAATAGTTGAAAGCCAGTTCAATATGATACGAGAGAAGATTGATGGGTATGATGATAAAGTCAAGGCAATACAAGACTATGGCAATAAATATTTGGCTCCTTTAGGAAAGAAACTAAATTTTTCTGGATTTGGCACAGATAATGTAAGTAAAATAAGTATAAACGATATTCAGACTCTGCAGTCATTAGCCACTTGGGATCTTTTAATATGTTCTACTGAGTTTCAAAGTATAGTAGGAGTCTTTGAAAAGAATCCTATGTTTCGATTTATTCTGGAATTGATGAATATTCCAACCACATATGATGATAAATATAACTTATGTCGTGGAAGCTTCAAAACACTAGCAGATTCTATAGGTGACGCTGCTGATCCAAGAGTATCTGCAAATCCAGATACCCCATTACCAATTGAAGATTCTAAATCTGCAACTCATGAAGTTTCTGCAGTTGCGCCCGAAGCCCTTGCAGCTGCAACTGAAGCTGAAGGTGAAGAACCTACAAATCCTTTAGTCGCCGACGTTCCTCCTGTAGTTACTGAAGCTCCTCCTGTAGTCACCGAGGTTCCTCCTGTAGTTACTGAAGCTCCTCCTGTAGTTGCCGAGGCTCCCCCTCCTACAGGAGGTAACAGAAAGTCTAAGAGGCGCCAGACGCGGAGGAAGTCTCTTCGATCTCTACGCCACCCAAACGGTGCAAAAAAATCAAAAACTCTTTAGGAAAGCCCCAGAAACAAGAAGGCTGACCTGCCGGCGGAATACGCCGATTACTTGCATTTTTTCCATGACTCATCGCCACAATAATTTGCTGAGGCTGTAACTCCAAAACATCAGACTCTCGCCCCTCCAAAAATCCCTCTCCTTCAGCCATGCTGACTTTAGGAAAGCGATGTCCATCCCACCAAGACTTGCGAAACGTCAACGTCGCCTCAGAAATCCTCTGCCTCAGAGGCAAGTTCCAAGGCGGCGTATTCACCGCACTCGTCCCATTTATCAAATCATAGCATGCAATCGTGGTGCAAGCAACCGCAGAAGGCTTCCAGGGATGGTTCAAGAGCCATGCCACTCTCCGTGTAAAACTCGTCTGCGGATAATGATCATCATCATCCATAAATAAAATAATATCATGCTGCGCCTTCTTAATCGCCCGATTTCTCATCGCCCCAATTGGCACATTCTTCTTCTCCAAAGGAATGTACGACACATTCATGGGCGAACAAGTATGCGCGAATTTCAGAATCTTATCAGCCGCCTGCTCCTCCACTATATCAGAATCCTCAATTACAACCCATTCAATCTTGTCCTTAGGATAATCCGTAATTAGCAGATTATGCAAACAAAGATCAACAAATTTCCGCCGATTGTGTAAAAGAGTGATTACACTAATTGGCGGGTATTCGGCTAGTACAGGCGGCAGCTGACCAAGACGCAGAGCCGGCTGATTGTGGAGAATCGTTCCAAATGCAGTGGTCGCCGCAGTCTTAAAATCCTGCTGCTTCACCGCCGCTCTGCCGGCCTGCCTGTCACGTCCCGCCAAATCAGCGGCCAAGAAAGCCTCAATACCACCCTCTAACACAGACTCTAGAGATGCAAAGCTATCTCTCTCCCCTGCCTTATACGGTTCTAGAGTTGCAGGAACTAGAGAGACTAAAGGATTTCCAGAAAATGCCTCCACATATGTGGGCAGCGCATTTCCCAGCAAAAAGGCACCCGCGACCAAACCTTCGTGTGCGGCCATTCCTAGACCCTCTGCTGCACTGAAAATGAGATGGCCAGGATAATAGGCCTGTTTCTGACGACGAATACCTTCTGAAAGATCTTCCACGACCACTTTTACATTTGAAGAAGATGTTATCGCGAGAGGAGTGGTGGTGTAAACTACGAGCGGCGGCCAAGACTCTTTCCACAAAGGCAAGACTTTCTCGGCAGCCAGACGCTTATTTACAGATGCACCGAGAAGCCAGAGAAAACCGGCTGAATGATTGGTTGCCTTGGGGAGACCAGTGAATGCGGACTGTGTTAGAGGGGTTGTCCAGGGGAGAATCCAATCTGTTGGGCGATCAGACTCTGGAATCGACTGTCTCGCAAAAAACGTGTCCCTATCAGCCTGGCACTTGAAGATCAGAGCATCCACGCGCTTCAAATAAGGATTCCAGTCAGCCTCCCACCACTCAGGATTTACTATTATAACATTTCGCTGTGCCCAGCACATCCAGCTGTAGTGCGGCACTTCAAAATGCACGGCGAGTTCACAAGGGGTGGGCGGCTCAAGAGGATCGGCATGGCGAACCTTTTGGCCTTTCATTGCTGACTCAAGAAGTCTCACATCCTGCAGAAGACCATAGGTATTGGACTTGTTATAGATAAAAACAGTTTGCTGGCCGATTGTCATCTGAAAGAAGAATTATCGCCAATGTTTAAGGCTGCAGAACAATATTGTATCTAAGTAAATGGCAAGCGAAAGCAGAAGCAGAAGAACCATCCACGGAGTCACCTGGAAAGATGATTTAGATTGGATGGAGTCTATGAAAGGTGATAAATGGGACGACACCATAGATCACGCCCAGAAACGTTGGAAGGCCGCGATAAAACCATTGAAATCTGAGATTTCTCTTATTTCCAGCGAAATTGACGGAGCTTTTCGAGTTTCCCATGCAATGATGTTCCGAGCAGCAGGTGACCACGTGGAAATTGGAGTTGGCGGCACAAATAATATTACTTGGAAATGGAAGGGGCGACCCGAACTATATACAGTGGCCAATCTTGATACACGCCGCGGTGGATATCTATGGGCAGTTGAAGAAGTTGGTGAAGGAGCTGAAGTATACGCGGTTCGTTTATATAAATACGATTATATTCAGCCAATTTGGGAATATCGTAATATATCGCCTGTAGTTGCCGTCGTTGGTGGAAGATGTTATTGTCTCGAAGCCAAGAACAAATTAGTCTATTGGCGCCTGGTAAGTTTCGATGCATTGACAGGAAAGGGATATCAAGTTCATTATGAAGAAACAGATTATCGTTATAATTTGGAGCTTATACGCGGTGATGAGAAACACGCCTATGTGAGAAGACAATCTGGTGCAAAACAGGATTGTTTTATGATTACGAGAGATACGCCACGGCGGATAATTGTGTTAGAGGGAATATCATTGGAGTCGCGAAGATTTGTCTTTGGATCCAATGTTGGCGAGTACTTGTTCTGGACGGCGTCCGATGGTTGGCGCCAGTCTCCAGCGCTGCGCAAGAAGGGCTTCAAGTTTCCTTCGTGGTCGCGCGCCGTTCCTGAGACGTTAGACACGGGGCGAAGACTTCTGGTGACAAAATGGCAAGGATGTCGTTCCTTGATGTCAATCAGTCAAGATAGATACCCTGTAACACTTTGGCGGAATTGGGGAGAGATCTTAGTCGATCCATGGGATTCAAACTGGGTGCGGATTATCAAGCCTGGGACTGAGGCAGTCTGGTGGAATTCGCATTCACCACAAAGACCTCTTGATGCGGTAAATAACTTGGCCGAGGGGAAGTTTCGCACAGTCAAAAGTGCTGATGGCTCAGAAGTTCCGTATTTTCTGGTAAAGCCACTGGTTATCAGCAAACCGGCTGGTCTTCTTGTCGTAGGATACGGTGCATATGGATTGCCAACGCGTCTAATGACACAGCGTTTTGTGCCTTTATTAAATCGAGGCTGGAGTTTGGCCATAGGAATGTGGCGAGGAGGTGGTGATCATACGCCAGAATGGGAAGATGAAGGTCGCATGGGAGGGCGTGAGCGTGTGTTAGAGGATGCTGAGGCAGTGGTTCGTGATGCCAGACGAGTGTTGGGAGTTTCAGCGGCGCGGACTGTGGGGTATGGGCGATCCGCTGGTGGTCTCTGGGTAGGCGGTCTGTGTGCAAAGTTCCCGCATGGAGAATTAATGGAGGGAGCTTATATGGAAGTTCCTTATTTAGATGTTCTTC